GCATTGTGTTTAGCAGACTTGTTATAAAGGTCTAAAAGGTAGTTAGGATAGACGTTATTTTCTCCGAATTCTATATAACCCTGACCTTTCTTTTCCTTATATTAAGGTTGTCTTGCTACAGCGAAATTCAATATGATGAAACTTTCAGTCATCTTGTTTGGAATATGTTATTCGTTTGGTATGCCTTAAATTCAAAAGTATCTTCACTTTCTTTAGATAGTCGCATGATGCCACTTTCAAGTAACGTACCTGCATCTTCCTTACAGGTATTGGATGTGCTGACTTGCTCGTACACTTCATAGTAATATTCACCTATTTCATCGAATAACTGGTCTACATCAAAACTGAACAGATCGTATCTATCCTTGAATTCAGATGTATTATCAGTATAAAGCTTTACAAATGATGTTACTTCATTTGAAGTACGATGTGTGAAGATAAACAGGTAGTTAGGTGCAGTTAAAGTTGCACTATCGGATAACGTTAGATAAACATTTGCGGTCGTGCCAAATTGCAGATTAATCATCAATGATAAATAGAAATAACCATACCTTATGCCAAAAGAAAAGCCCCACCAATTGGCAGGGCAGTCCTAAGGTAAAGCAGCAGTATTACTTATGTAGTTAAACCTGAAATGATGCTTGATTGAACTTCAGGTGCGAGTTCTTTCTCACCACCACTGAAGGTCAGAGTATAGCCTGAACGGTCAGCCTGTGCAGTACCAGTAGATGCACTACCGGAAAGCAGATCAAGACCATTGTACCTACCTGCCAACCAATACCTTCCGTTCTGATCTTCAACCACTGCCATTAAGTTATTCTGCGCCATCAGAAGTATTTCATTTCTTACTGATACACTTCTTTTGTTAATGACTATAGTCAGTTCTTGTTTGTAAACGACTGTACCATTTTCAATAGAACCTGCAATGTTTTCCGTGAAGGATGCAGTATTTCGTACAAGCTGATACTTGTAAAAGACTTTTCCGGCAGCTTTAGTGATGGTAGTAACCACACCCGATGCGACAGTTACAGACGAAACATCGTTCCATCCAATGAACCACACATTTTTTATGCCACCGATTGAATCTTTACAGTCCAACGTGTAACCCTGCGTTAAAGCACAAGCCATGTTGTAAAGTTTATTTTAGTTAAAGTTAGGGCAGGATATTTCACCTGCCCCGTTTAGATTTAAACAAAGAACTTAACAATCTCTGTGGGGAAAGCAAAGTTCACACCCAACTTGAAGGAAGTACTGAAACGAACTTCATCGTTATCCATGCTATACCACAACTTGTAAGCACTTTCGTACTCGTCAAGCAGATCAGTTCCAAGATAGATGTTTGAAACCCTCATGGCTACGATATCGTTAGTACCGTTCAGGCCGGGAACTGCGATAACTTCAATGTTCGTACCGGGCAGGAAGAAAGAACTGTTAGCAGGGTTATTCACTTGATAGTGAAACATATTGTCGTTCTTCAGTGCTACCGTATAGGTACGGAAGGTATCCATTCCGCAGAAAATCTTCAAATCATCTTTATCTACAACCGCAGCAGGAACGCCCTTGTAAACTGAATCAAAGATTGCGACAACGTTAGCTTCAGTGATAGAAGTTTCAACGCTTCCGTGGATGGCTACACTGTTAGCGTTAACAACAGATGCACCTGCATCAGTGATAAGCTTAATCAGACCATTGAACTTATTAAGGTTAGCATTCCCGCTTCCGGTGTCACCTTGCCAAATTGCAGTTTCAAGTTGTGATGCAATCTTTTCAGATTTACGTGCAGTCCACTGTGCAGCAAAGGCTACGGTGTCATAGTTGCTACCGTTAGGCAGTGCTTTCTGAAGGTAATAGGCTTCAAGGTTTTTAGGGCAGATGGTTTCAGTAACCTTCATTTTACCAACAGTCACAGTACGCTGCGTAATAGTTGTGCTACCACTTGCAGTGTATCCGCAACCGTCAGTCTGAAAGTTAGCGTCTGTTTCCATCACGTTGATGGTTTCGGCAGACTTAACGCCAATCATTACGTTACCTTGATCAGAAACGAGTTGTGCAGTTTTTGCACCCAATACGGAAGATGAAACGAGAAGTTTTTCATTCTCCTTTACATATGCCGTCAATGTTCCAAGAGAAAAACTCATGTTGATTGTTTTTTATTTGTTTTTAAAGTTTTTAGCCATTTCAAGAAAGTTAGCAATTTTCTGATCCCTTGTTTGTCGAAGATGCGAATCAAAGTTATTACGTACAGGTTGTGTGGGTTCAGCAGAAGGAACTTCCAAAAGCTTTACTACGATATCACCAACTTCTTTCAGTTTGCTTTCAGTTTGTGCAACCTTGCTGATGAATTCAAGTTGTACTGATTTAACGATAGCTTCAAAGTTTGCAACCTGGCTTTCAAGTTGTGCAATCTTCGCCTTCATATCTTCTTCGGCAGAAGGTGCTTCAGGTGCTACTTCAGGAACTACGATAGCAGTAATAATACCTGCTTCATCTACTGTAATAGTTGTACCATCAGCCAGTTTATGATCACCGGCAGGCGCAGGTGCGGAAGTACCATCTTCAGCCATTACACTAACCATACCACCGATTTCAAGATCAGATATCAATACTTTTGCACCTCCTTCAAGTACATATTCTTTTGCCTCGAGTGCAGCAGAAGATGTATTAGTCTGTGTATCGACAGAAGGTGTAGCATCGGAAAACAATGCTTTTATTTTATCAAGTGCTTCTTTGGGTGTCATACTAACACTATTTAGATTTGTTTAAAGATTAATGCAACATAGATTACTTATGGTCTTCAGGTGCTACAGGTTCACCCTTCATAAAAGCATCATCACTATTGGTGAACAGATTCTTAAGCAGATAAGATACCCCGGCAGTAAGTGCCACCCAACCTGCTGCTTTAAGTTGCTCAAAAGTTGGAAGGCTACCTGAATCTACTACTGGAATTATAGTAGTAACAAGTGCTGAAATGATTGCTACTACTGCACCTTTAGCAAGGTCACGTAGATTGAGATTAAAAAACTGACTCATATTTATTGGTTTTAGTTAACTGTCTTTGCTGCCCTTATTGCCCTTCGTCTTGCTATCTCCTGAAGGTTTAAGTACCTCATAGCATAGTTTGTAGCAGTTCTGTTGTGATTAGGTCTACCTGCCCATTGTATATAATCATCACCCTGAATGATAATATTACCATCTGCTACGATTGCCCCGGTACTATCTGAAAGCTTGTAGTAAAGTGTTGCAGATGATTCGCAGTTATCAAAAGCAATGACTACATCAATGTCGTTAGCATCATACTGCTTACCATCACGCCATATCTTAACCTCTCTGATAGGTCTTTTGTTAGGACGTGTAGAATCTTGTGCTACTGCTAAAGTATCTTGTGCAGATACTGCAACTGTTGCAAATAATGCAAGTGCTAATAAATTTAATTTCATATTTGTGTTACGGTTAAAATGATTGAAGGTGTTACTGGTCTTATTGGTGAAGTTTGTGCATCTCTTGTTTCAAGGTATAGCTGCGTATCTGATGAACTCCAACATAGTTCATAGTAATCACCTGCTGATGCTGCTACAAGGAAATTCCATGCAGCTAATGATCTTCCGTCATTTCCAACTATAACAAGTTCAGTATTACTATTAGCTACATTGCTTCCATTTTTTTGCAGCCATATATCGATTCTATCTGATCCTGAATCATCTTTGAATATCTGTGCAGAAAACTGAATGTTATAAACTCCTGCATTAGCAATGGTTATTCTACTATTGCTCACTATGCTTACGCCATATGACAATTCAGTGTTGTTATATGTCATCTTATTGACAGAAGTAGCACCTGCATTCAATTGATCTTGTGTTGAATAAAATGCACCGTAATACCTCTGATAATTCGCATCTTGTGTATACGTATTAACATCTATTATTTCCTCTATTACATTTACTTCATAACTCATGATGGTTCAGTTATATCTTCATCTATTAAAAAAGTACCCCATAGATACGTCTTGTAAACACCTGCATTGATTACCAGTAAATCCCAGTAGTATTCAGCAGCAGCAATGTTTATACGTTTGCTTATGCTTATGACATTATTAGATGCACCACCAACAGTTATACCATCACCTTCTGTTAATGTCACTTCAGCAGTGGTAGATGTAGGTTTGCGCCTAATTTGCACACGTACTTCAGCACTTGATAAATTTACCGGAACACTATCTTTAAGGATAGTAAAGCTATTGATCCATGTGTTACCCTTCCATAGCTTTATATTATACCTTGCAGGTCTTTGATCACCCGTTGCCATATTGTTCAAGTATTTTTATGATTGCTGACATCTTTTCTTCCTCGCTTGTTTTACGTGCATAGTTAAAGATTCCTTCTACTGAAAAGCCTTTAACCTTTCCTTCTTTAACCATCTTCCATACCTCGTCATTCTCAACCTTGAATGAACCGAACCATGAACCATCCGGCACATCTTCGAATCCTTTCATTCCACCTATACCCCGTTTACTATCCTTTATCCAAGATTCGAACATGGTTAAACCTTGCACTACTGATCCGCTATCATGCATAAGGTTTACGTTCTTCTGATATCCTTTCTTGTAGAACTTCAGAACGATATCCTTGATGGTTTCCTTTGGAAAGTTTACGTAGTATTCACCTGCATCATCCCTACGATAAATATTAGTATCTGCAAGTATCAATGCGCCGGATATAATCCTTTGTTCTTCACTTTCGATAGCAAATACCTGACGCATCTTTTCGGATTGTCTAATCTTGCTTTCTGCCCATGACAAAGCAGATGCACCACCCCATGCATCATACATCAACTGTCCGCAACCGTCACCATAACCTTTAGACTTTTCTGCGTTATCCTTATGCCTTGAAAGGAATGAATACATCCGTTTTATCGTATCTAATGATATAGGCTCACCATTGGCTAACTGGTTCGCTCTAATCTTTCCTACAGGTGTACCGCATGATCCCCAACCGTTTTCCTCTGCCCACTTAATTGCAGCTTTAGCGTTATTCTTTACACTGTCCGGATAATCGGAATAAGATTCAGCGAACTTATCACGTTCAGTCCATTTACTATAGCATACTGCTGCTGCTTGATCCTGTTCGTATCCTTCTTCGCCCACAAGTACACCTATACACCTTGAAATAAATTCTGATTCAGTTTCCGTTGCACCGGGTTCTACAAAGATTTCATCTGAACTAAAAGCAAGAAAGTTCCTTTCGATAGCAGGTCTGTCAACCAGTGCCACGAAATCTACTTGTAAATCTGAATCTTCATCTTCAGAAATCATTAGCTTATAAACTGGAAGGTCTGCCATCTGTTATAAATAGATTTAATTAGTGGTTTGTGCAATCAGCCTAACCTTGCTGCCCTGTTAAGTCTGCGTATACGTTCCTGCCCTGTAGTAATGTCAGATTCAACTACGTATGCTCTAATAGTTGCCGAACCCATCTGATTTATAGTATTGGCAGGAAGTTGTGTAATGGTTTGGGTCAGTGGCAGCATTGGTCTTATAGGTGCAGTAGATGATACATTAGGCGCAGATATGGAAGGTATTGCACTACCTCCAGCATAACCACCTGGAACTTGAACCTTTGCGATTTCACGTACATTCTTGATACCTGCTGCCGTTGCTACACCTGCTGCAATCACGCCAAACAATGGCGCAGGTGGGATGGATGACATTGCGCTATAAGCTTTAGATGCAGACAAATATGTATTAATAGTCGCTTCCGCTATAGCTGCTGCTTTACCTGCTGCCGTATTTTTGCCTAACAATTGTGCCAACTGACCTACCACCTGACCATAGGCAGCAATGTTATTCATCTGCGCTTCTTTCTCTTTCTCATTTAGCGCAATACGTACATTAGTCAATGCTTCACGCTGCTTGTTATATTCTTCTTCAAGTATTAAGCCTTGTGAATAGAATCTATCAAGGTCAGCTAATGATTCATCTACAAATGCCTTACGTTCATCAAACGTAAGTTTTTCATTATCGATTCGTTTTTGATTTAATTCAAGTTCTTTTTTAGCCTGTCTTTCAGCTATACCTTGTTCTATTACTTCAATCTCCTGTGCCTGTCTTTCAGCCAAAGCTTTCCTTAATTCAGTTTGCTTAATACCGGATTCAGTTTCCTGTACAGTTATTTCATCAAACTGCTTTTGATACTTTGCTTTTATAGCTTCTATGCTCTTAACATCTTCATCTTTGATAGCATTCAATTGTACTTCTGCACGTACATCTGCTACTTTCTGCTGATACTCTGCTTCCTGCTTTGCTTCTTCGTCCGCTCTGTTTTGGTTTATCTCCCTAATCTGTGCATCAACTACTTTGGCGTTTTCCTGTCTTAATTTTTCTTTTATCTTGTCATTTATCTTAAGTGCTTTTAATTCAGCTTCAAATGTTTTCTTATCAAGTTCAAGCTTCTTTATTGCCCTTTCGTTTTCATCCTTGATGGCATTAAGTAAATTTTGTTGCTCAAGGTCAGCTAATTGTTTATTGGCATCTTTAGTCTGCTGCTTTATTTCTTCACCCTCTTGTTTAGCTGCTTCCTTTCTTTTATTAGCAGCTTCCTTCTGCTTTTCTAACCTTGCAGCAGCAGCATTGTTTTCAGCTATCTGTATTTCATTGTTTATATTCTTTAGGTTCTTTTCAGCTTCTATAGCTGCATCTGCATCAGCATTTTTTACTTCATCATAATACCTTTGATATGAATTCTTCCTCTGTTTAAGTGCATCACTTTCAATCTTTGCAATCTTATCAGCAGATTCACCACGTGCTTTTGCTTCAGATACTAATAATTTAGTTCTTCTATCGTTTAATTCAAGTTCAGCCTTTAAACCTATATCCGCAAACTTTACGGTTTCTTCACTAAGTTTTTTCTGCGCTTCCGCTGCATCTTCTGCTGCTGATGAAAAGTTACTAAGTGCTTCTACCGCAGTCCCTAAAGCTACCACAAGTACACCTATACCAGTGGCAATAATAGCACCTCTTAATACTCTGAAGGCTACAGATGTAGTATTAACAGACACACCAAATGTTGTCATGGTGGCAGCTGCTAATCTATTAGCTACGGCATTAGCCTTTTGCACCACACCTATCTGCCCTAATGTTGCTACAAGTCCTTGCAGTTTAGGTGCAAGGTCAGATAGTGTTGATAGTCCTTCAGAAAGTGCTAAAGCAGATTGAACTTTTAATAGTTGTTTTTCTACCTCTTCAGATTCAACACCCAATAAACCTAAAGCACCTTGAACTGCTGCGAACCCACCTGCTACACCTTGAAGTGCAGTGCTGAATGCTGCAAACTTTTTACCCGGATCGAATAGTGCAGTTATTTCCGCAGCATCACCTATCTGATCCTTTAATTCAGCTACACGTTTAGCAGCAGCTACCGCCTCCTGGCTAAATTGCCCGAATTCATTCTGCGCCCTAATTAACTCTGAATTCGCTTCCTTCAGTTCCTTACGTATACTTCCTACAGTTGATTGCGCTTGTCCACCATCTACTGTTACTTTTAAGCCTATAGTTTGATCTGCCATTATTCGTAAGTAATTTGAAGTACTTTCAATAGTTCAACCTGTGTAACATCATTGACCATTGGATTATAGTCTATGATTTTATTTAATCTCCATAACGCACCATCCAAATAAATTAAACGTGCAAAGTTTAAACCGTATATATCCATTTCATCCAACTTGAAATATCCGGTAAGTAGTCTACTATCCTTATCCGTTATCGCCGCCACGTAATCAGACCAAAAACCATTGAACAGATTTGCAGATGGATACTGTGATACAAGTTCAAAATATAGTTCATTAGGTGCGCCAAAATTTATATCTGTTTGCGGAACATCCGGATCATCAAGATGACCTGCATAACCATAATCCGTAAGGTTAGATGCAATAGTACTACCTCCGTTTTTTATATTCCACGGTGACACACCTTCTATCTTCTTAACCTGCATGATTCTTATAACGTGTTCAGTTGGATCTTCAGCATTATTATTAAGCTTGAATATTGTACTGAATACTTTATCTTCACCATCATAACCTACTAAAGGTGTAGCAGCAAATATTACTTCAGCAGTTTGTTTATCCTTTGCGAACTCATAACCAGTATCTTCCAATCTGTCAGCATAACCTAAAGCATACTTCTTAAAGTACTGTTCATTGTAGTAATCTGTATCCTGCTTGTACTTATATTCAAAGTATCTACCATTTAGTTCACTCATAGGCTTCAACCTATAAGGCTTCGACCTATCGAAGATATATGACCAGTCACGGGATGTTATAGAAGATGATTCAAGTAGTAGTGCATTAGTTTGGTCTACTAAAAACAAGGTAGTGAAGTCATCTGTAACAAGTAATTCTAAAGCATCTTCGTAATAGTCAATGTATGGTATTATATCTACGTGCTTATCTTTCTCAGCTGATTCGATTACGTACAGATTGAACATCTTCACTATCGAAGAAAAGAAGTCACGCTGAAATACTCCACGTGGAACTGTGTCATTAATCTGAATCGTTTCACCATAACCAACAGTTACATACTGTGGTGTTGAAGATGTCAATGTTAGGAATCCTTCAAATATGGTAATACCTGCACCTCTTATGTCAGTTGATATGTATACGCTTAATGTATCATTCTGATTAAATGTCTGATTTGACAGGTCAGCAACCATAGATATGATATCACCTGAATTCGCTGAATTCGTATGCGTATAGATTGCAGTGCCGTTCTTCCTTACCTGTATATCAAGATAAGTTCCACCTTCATTCACTTCACCTTGCAACTCCACATACAATGTACCT